CGCCGCCTCCTGTTCGTTTCCCTCATTATCATTTCCTGTGATAATAAAGGTAATCACTTCCGCAACCGCTGTCAGCGAACCCGTAAGGCCCGCTTCCCAGACTAGCTTTTGCACATCTTTATCTTTAAGGTCATCGCCGCTTGAGCGCAGAACAGGCGTAAGGAAAGCAACCATATCGGCCGTTGTCATATCCCCGCCTTGCAACGTGTTGGCCAGCTTAAGGATGCTTTTGCCTATGCCGACTTCCATCCGCATAATAACATCCATATTGATCTTGCAGTTAAACGTCTGCCCCGCCATCTCTAGGCGTAGCTCTCCGCGTTTTGGGTTTGTCACTCTTGACCTCCATTGCTTCAAAGTGAAAAACCTCACCCCTGTTTAACCAATCGGTTAGGGATGAGGCCTTATAGGTTTTGCCTTCTGCCTTAAACGTATCGCCAGCCTCCAAGCCAGAGGCGCAGGGAACGGAAAAGGTGTTTTGCTTACGGTGGGCCGAGAAAGTTTGTTCACCGACCTCTACGGACGTATTTTGCCAGCCCATTCATAACTCCTTACGAGAACGCAACCGCGCCAGAACTTTCCAGCGTGATAGAGTAAGTCATTTCACCGTTGTACTCGCCAGCATATTCCAAAGTCGTAATCTGGAACTTTCCTTGGTAGGTGCCAAGGTCAGGCAAAACGATTTCAAAGTTTGGGATATTTGCACCGCCGAAAGCACCCTGCAAAGTTTGCTCTGAGGTTGCGTCAGTGAAAACACCAGAACCAGATATGGAAACGCTTTCCACGCCCGCGTCTGCAAGAAGGGTTCTCGCGTTGGCGCTGTCCTTTGTGGTAACGTCAATCGTTTCTTGGTTAAGGCTGATTGATGTTGAACGCAGACCACCGACTGTGGTGTAAGTATCAGATGCCGCCGCAGCCGCAGCGCTTGCACCGATTTTTAGTAGTAGGGCTGAACCTTTTTGAGCCGCCATGTTTTTACTCCTTAGCTATCAAACACAACGGCGCGGAACCTCATAACCCCGTGCCGTGTTATACCGTCATTTTCTGCTAGTGTCGTAGCGAACTCTTGCCGCATATTCACTAGCGATGCTCCACTCACAGTTATAGCAGAGTTATGCAACAAAGAATAGACCGATTGCATAATCTCTTTTATCTCACGCCGACCACGATACTGTGACCAAGCGTGAACCGTAAGCGTGTGCTCAACGCCATCTAGCGTTTTGCTGCCATTATTCACGGCGGTTTCCTCGCCAAGAATTACATATGGATAGACCGTTTGCTCAGGAACGTCATCATAAACCGGCACGTTCACAGCCGTTGGGGCCGCTGTAATTGTAAGCTGACCGCCCATGCCGCTGTGATTTGCGCAATAATAATAGAGCGTGTCAGGTGCACCGTTTGCAACCGTGATCAAGCTGTAAGAGCCAGCGTTGCCCGCCGTGCCGTAATGCGTGACGCCGGTTGTGTACTGCGAGCCGCCCCCGTGGGTGCCATCGCTTGTGGTTGAGAAGTAAAACGGGTGCGAGCCATTAGTTCCATCGTCTTGTTTAAACTTATACGTTGATCCCCGCTTAAGTGTAAGGGTCGGGGTCTGTGCCCCGTCGATGAAAAACATACCGTTTTGAACCGTTACCGTATATTCAACGCTTTCGGTTCCGCTGCCACCAATGCCGGTGACGCTTCCGTTCATGTGTGCGTAAACTGCTTTTTGAAGTTCCCAAGAATGTAAAGCCATTACACACCACTCGATTTGAGGCGGGCAAACAAGCGGATGATGTTCCTACGGTTTGCCTCTAATGCCGGTTGCAAGTATGGTCTGGCCCTCATCTTTGACGTTCCAAACTCAAGATAACCAGAATAGTCGGCACGACTTTCAACATCTGCCCCCAACCCATCAGGGTCGATCTGCAAAAATATATTGGAAACAAGAAAGCCCGTATCAGTGTTGGGCGGCTGTCCTTCTGCAGATGCCGTGTGCGTTCTTCTGGGCTTATACTTTTGATAGGTTTTACCGCCGCCTGAGTTTTGTTGAATGCTTTGCTTGGCTTCATTCATAACCATCTGCCCGCCAGCGCCAATGATTTGCTTGAGCTTTGCGTTATATTTGGCCGTGACGCCCTTAACCTTGCTCTGTCGGGTAACTGTAACACTCGTTTTCACGTTGGCACCCCTTCCTCACAAGAAAGTTCCATAAACTTAAAACGGTTGTCCACGTTTATGACGCCAGTAATATTGAAGGTTCTAGTGGTCGTAACGCCTTCTTGTGCGTAGGTCTGCACCAGCCGGTTCTTTGTAGTTACGCCCTTACGATACCTAATGCGGACCTTAAGCTTTGTCACGTCACGCATCTGATTGTCGCGTCCGAAAACACTTTCCGCAGAGTTTTCTGGGGTGATGTCAGCATAAACGTCAGCAACCTTAGCCCATGTAAGGGCTGCGCCGCCGCCGCTATCGGCTGCTCTGGTGGCGCTTTGTATCTGCACCTTGTATCGCATTGCCCCGATAGCCATTAGCCGATGCCAGACCGAACTAGGGTGCCGTAGGGTGATGATCCAAACCGCATGATTTGATATGGCTGTAGAAGCTGGGTCAAAACCTTTGGGGGTTGGGGCGGCGGGAACCGCTCGAAGTCGCCACGGTGCTCGTAAAGGAAAGCAGTATATTGCAGCATGGCCACCCTAATCGGCTCTGGAACAAGCTGTGGTGTCGCCCCATACCCTGCATCATAAGTAATCTTTAACCCGTTAGCCGCCCGCAAGCTGGTCGGGTAACTGCCCCCATCACGCAACACGATCCGCGCAGGGCTGCGCACGGTGTCGACATAATAGTTTGTCGCGGCCCATGTGTGCTCAGTGTTATCATCTGTAAAATATTTAATGTTTGCCACGCTAATCGCAGGGGCTAACGCAAGCTCAATGAAATTTTGATAGTTGACTATGTTAGGGCCAGTTTTCCAACCCTCCCAAAGCGGCTGTTCCACCTCGGAAAATGCGTCGAGGTATTGCGCAACCGTGCGTGTGATTAAGGCCCGACCAGTATAGTTTTCGGCCCATATCCGCGCAGCTAAAACATAAGCCCGCACCTGTGCATCATCGACATCATCATCAAGGCGTAGGTGCTCACGCGCCTCTATGCGGCTGATAGGCTCAACGGCTGGGCCTGTGACTTCTTCCAAACCTGACATGGCCTATTTCCTTTGTCTGCCTACGCTTTTTTCTTTGCGCGGGGCTTTGCCTTTGTTTCTTCTGGGCCTGCGTTGCCTTGCACCTCAATCGCTGCGCCCCTTGCAACCATTTCCTTAGCCAATGCCTTCTCCCAAGGCTTGTCCGTTGGTAGTGTTTCACCGGCCATATATTTGCGGGTCTTGGTTCCAGCGCTATTTGTCTGTCCAACCACGCTGTAAATCATTTTAAATTCTGCCACTTTATGCCCCCTAAGGACTAATGTCGGGGGAAACGCCCGTGAAACGCTTCCCCCTAAGTTTTTATGAAGTTGCGTGTTTCAGAACGCGCATAGCTTCGGCAAGAACAACCTCACCACCAACACGCTTGCGAGCGATATAGCGCACAAGTCCAGTCGATGCTTGGCTGTATGGGTCACGCAATACTGACAACGCAACACGATCAACGATCATATACCCGCGACGGAAGTCACCGATAAGAACAGATTTTGCGCCAGAGGCGGCATCTGCTACATCAGGGGCTTCCACATATGGGGTTCCGATGATTGTGTTTGGCGCACCAGATTGACCTGAGAAACCAGTTTGGAAAATGTACTGGCCCGCAGTGTCTTTAAGCTTACGAATGATGCCTAAAGTTGTGCGGTTAAACATCATCGTAGCGTTAGCCGCATACTCTGATTTCAAGCCGTGTACCAAGTCCATCAGGTTATCAGTTGAGATAGCCGCAGAAGCTGCACCTGTGGCGGTGTGAGCTACAACGTTACCGTTGGTGATACCTGTTGGTTTGTTGGTGCCGTTGCCTACGATGAAGGCATTGCCCTCAGCCTTAGCAAATTGCTCAGCAAACTCTTGGTTCATTTCCGCTTCCATGTTGAACGCGCTGTCCTCAAGCAACTGGCTCGAAATATCGACCAGAGCATAAGCTTCGTGCGTTGGGATGGTTTTTAATGCGGTTGTGTAACCAGTAGTCTCCGAGCGTGTGCCAGTTTCCGCAGTCCAAGCCGCTGCAAAGTTTGCGGTCTTTTGTGGGATCTCAATCTCTTTCGAGTTTGTTTGGCGTACACGGGCAACAGAGCGGACAGGAGAGATTTCTGTTACGATCTTAATGATCTCTGCAACATACTCCTCTGGAGCCAAGTTACCGGCGGTGGCGGCTGTACCAACAGTCAAAGCTTTGGTTTCTTCTGCGTCCAAGCCTTCTTGGCCTTTGCGCATAAACTTATCCCAAGCTTTCATTGAGAAATCGATTTCCTTTGCTTCAAGGCCAACTGTCGGGCGCTTAAGCATTGTTTCGATCCCATCAAGCTTCTCAGCAAAACCTTCGGCGGTCTTTGCTTGCTGAACTAGCTGTTGGTTTGTGTTCTCAAAGCGATCAAGATCGGCTTCGATTTTTGCAAGCTTAGCCTCAACCATTGGGTCGGCTTCGCCCTTCTTTTCGATCTCTGCAAGGCGCTGATCATTGGTTGCTTTAAATTCCTCGAAAGCACCGTTGATCCCTTCCAGAAACTTTTTCATATCATTATCTTCCATGATATTTACCCTTTCTGTATGTTAGGATTTTAGGATTTTGGTTAAGCGATCAAGCTCACTAACCAACTCAGAAGGCATTTCCTGTGCCTCAGCATCCCGCTGACCCAGTGCCTTTGCCACGGCTGACGCCGCAACTTTCGCCTCGCTCCTAGAAAGCTCTCCTGCATCCCGCAAGACTTCTTCCCATTCACGGACTGTCCTGTCAGTCTTTACCGCAGAAACCCTAGCTTTGGGGTTCATCGGAAAAGTAACCGCAGAAATTTCCATAAGGTCTACCGACTTAAGATAGCGCCGCTTACGCTTGTCATCGTAGTCGTAACCCTTTGCATCGACGCGATACCCAATGGAAAGACCATCGATTGCGCCCATCTTCATCAACTCATAAACTTCTCGGCCCCGCTGGGTGCCCATTGCCAAGCGGCCCTTTACCTTTAAGCCACGGCGATCTTCAATAATCTCATCGAACACCCCAATCGGTTCATCTGGCCGGTGCTGGTAGAGCATCTTTACCGCCCTCGGCCCCTTACGGCCTATTGACTGTGCAAAAGCGCCTTCAACAACCACATCGTTCCCAAGGTCTTTGTTTCCAAAGATCGAGCCGTAACCACTAAACTCACCCTTGTCCTCTTGGTCATCCATTGCCTTAATGTCAAACTTGACGTCTAAGGTGCCATCTTCCATCTTGGCCTCTTGCTCAGCGATGTACTCCTCGACATCGATTTGAGTTTCATCATCTGTCATTTTGCTGCCCTCGTTAAATTGGCTGATACAAACGGCGATCCTCTGATCTCTGTTTGGGAACTCTGTTATTATTTTATCATCACTGGCGCAACGCCCAAGGAAGGCTTCGCGTGTTTCTCCAGAATGTGGTTTAGGTAAAGGCATCCCCGCCCTCTAGCTAAGTTTGTGTCAATCTAGCATATCTAAAAAGGTTTTTGAACCCGTCAAACAAAATCAATAGACTAAACCCGCTGGGGTGGGCTCTGGGTCGGGCAATGGCCTGTCGTTAACGATGGCATCCACAACGCTCTCTATCGGCGCTGCTCCCCAATCTGCGCCGCTTACAAGAGGCTCTTTGCCAAAGTAGTCAATATAAA